AAATTTTTAGTGGAAAACCCGTCAAAGTTGAATTTGGAGAAATTGGGAAGAAAAGTAACGTATGACGATTTGAAAGATACAGTAAAATTGTATCCGATATTGAGTGACAGCCAAAGAGGACCACCAATAGATTTGAAAACATTTTTGACATTGTGCAAAGATAATTACGACAAACGACTAATGACAGATGAATTAGATGTTTTAGGTAATTTTGCACCAGAAGAAAAACCTTTGGTTCCAGATGGTCTCATTAGTTCGAGAAAGAAAAGAACACAATCGAAGGAAGAATCGGAAACATCAGATGGAGGAACAAGCGGAAGAATAATTAATACAATTTTGCCTCCACCAATTAAAGAAAGAAATGAACAACCAAAACCTACACCTCGTAAAGAAGAATCAGAAAGTTTAACGTCTGATGGAGAAACAAGTGGAGGAATTACTAACACAATTTTGCCACCACGAAATAGGGCAGAAGAAAAATCAGTTGACCAACAGCCAAAACCAGTACTTCGGGTGCCGGTTGTAATTAATGAAGAAAGCGAAGCAGAAGCTTGCGAATGTGAAGGAGTTGGGTGTTTTGATTGCAATGCATGTCCACAATGTTATGGAGAAGATGATGAATGTACGGCATGTGAAGGACAAGGATTTTTTACAATTCCTCCTGAATCCGGGGATGAGGCAGAAAATTCAAGAGAAGAGAAAAATAAGGAATACCAGGCGGACGTTGCTTTACTGCATCCGACAAAATGGAGAGTAAAAGCGCAGAGTGGTAATGGAGATGTTAGATCAGAATTGGAAGGTTTAATAGAATACAATGTAAATCAAGCAATTCCTTTTCCATGTAGACATAAAAATTGTTTACAAACATACAATAGAGTTAAAAATTACTATTATAATCACCAAATTGATTTTCAACGAAAATTTGGTTACAGAACAGATTATTTTGAATTGGCGAGATTTTTGGCCAAAAGGAAAAATGCAAGAATATTTTTAACTTACTGTCCGTGTTTGACAGATTGGGAAGCAAACGTATATTTGTCAGAATTAGGGTATGTGGGCTGGCAAAAACCAAGAGCACAAATGCACATACGTAAGATTAAAAAAGTTAAAGCAGAAGGTGGGGTATTTGATTTTTTTAAAAAAGAAAAAGAACCGGAACCCGGGGCAGGAGTTTATGAAGACACAACAGAAGTTAAACAAAAACCAAAATTGGAGGATTTGAAAATGGACGTACCAGAAGAAGGAGTATTTTTATTTGAGTCAAAAGATGGTGCACCAACGAACGAATTGTGTACAAAATGTACAGGAAAACAAACATTTTGCATACTATGTAAGAAAAATCAATGTGTAACATGTCACCCAATACGAACATTTGAAATGCATTTTGATACGGCTATTCCAGGGTTTCAACAATCCTTGGGAAGCTTGGAAAGATCAGGATTTTACAAGACGCTCAGATATGGCACAGTGCAAGCAATGTTTAATTCAACATGGGGAACAACCTCGTTTGATATGCGTGGTTTCATGTTAGCAACAATAACTTTTTCTTTGGAATATGGATATCTTAAAGCATTACCACTGTTTAAGTTTTTGAAATTTGTAAGAGCAATGCGATTAAGAGTTGGAACGTTTGATGTAAGACACTATTGGCAGTGTCCATCGCCGTTAGTTTATGTTGAAACCAATGATATTGTAGATGAAAAAGGATTTGGATACGGATACAACAATGGAGAAATTCAACCAGGACAATTTTACATAGGGTCTTGGTTTTACCAAACCAATTGGTGGGCATATGAAGTCGAACCTACAAATAATGAGGCATTATGTCGCACGAATCACAAGAGTGCATGGCATAGAAGAATTCCATTTCCAAGTAAAATTGAAAAAATTAAAAGACATTTGTCATCAATATTGTCAACACTTGCAGTAATAAGCTTAATTATGCTAGGAATTGGAGTTGCTATAGCGACGGTTACTTCTATAACGCAAACAACGACAGAAGTGTTGTTTGGGAGTGCCCAGTCGCTACATGGAACGGAAGAAAAGAAAATGCCAAAAAGAATTAGAACAAAACCAATGCATATTCATCGAGGACCACTCAAAGCTACAGCACAAATGAGAGAACACACAGCAGCAGCAAGTAAAAGAATTGAATCTAATGTGGAAAAAATATGCATACATTACAAAAATGGATTAAAAGCAACACAATATGTGTTGTTTACACATGGTACATCATTTGCAACAACAGCTCATGCCTTTAAAATTTCACCTGTTGAGAAAGTGGAGTTTTTATGGGCAAAGGATTCATATGATGCATCAACGGATGTTCCACTACATGACATTGATTGTATATTTCACCCAACTAGAGACCTTTTGACAGCAAGGATAAAACTTTCTATGTCGTCCAAAAAAGACATAAGAAATCTTTTGCCAACAAAAGCACATGCATTCACTGGATTTTCATCTTCACCAGTAAAAATAGATTACACAAGCTTGGGACAGATGGCGCTAGTACAAGGAACTTCAGTTGCAGAATGTGGACAAACATTAATTTCAGAATTAAAATATGGAGGAAAAGAAGTTGAAGTTTTTACAGAAGGTGCTTTGGTATTCGTAGGACCAAATGGTCATGACGGAGATTGTGGGTTACCTTATGTAAATGACACAACAGATCCTAAACTCTTGGGATTACATATAGCAGGACGAGAACAATTTTCATATTTAACACCACTTTTCAGAGAAGATGTTGAATCAACAGAGATGATTATGGGAGAGTTCCAGTTTCCAAACAAAGCACAAACAAAAGTGGTTGACGAATTACCTCCACCGATTGCAGGATTAAAACCAATTTGTAAACTGACTACACACTACCACATGCCTAACAAATCAGATTTAGCATCAACACCATTACAAAATGGGTTTATTGTCGAAGGAAAAAGAATCCCATGTCCATTTGAGATAAAAAGAAAACCAGTAATGATGAAAAATTATTATAAACAAGGAGTAAAGGTGGAACCATTTTTGAATGCCCTTTCAAGGTTAAAAGGGAGACATTGTCCACCAATGCCAGAAATATCTGATGAAGAATTTAGTGAATGTATGAAAGGAGTCATTCACCGAAATTTTGATTGGGGTAAGGTTGTTCCGATAACACTGGAACAAGCAGTAGAGGGAGTTTCAAACACTTCAATAGGACCACTGGTGTGGACTTCCTCATCGTCAATAGGTTTTTCGGAACAAGGGAAAACTATGGACGATATATTTCCGCTGGTAAATGGAAAAAGAACAATATCAAACGAAATGAAAGAACTTGTAGAACGAGAAGAAGCAATGGTAAAACAGGGTATTATTCCACCGTATTTAGTATTAGGAACAATGAAAACGGAATTAAAGGCAATAGATAAAATTGACAAACCAAGGTTATTTTATAACGGAGCAAAATCACACCTATTGAGAAGTAGAATGGCTTTGGCAACTTTTTTTGAACAAGTAATTAAACATGATGGGTCAGGAGATGTTTATGTTGGAATAAATCCTCTCTCAAAAGAGTGGACAGTTTTGGAAAATAAATTTTTGAAGAAAAATCACAAAATGGTTGCCGATGATACTGTAGGATGGGATGTTCATTTTAGAATTTGGTTTACAAACATGTTTTTGAAATGGTTGTCTCCTCAAATAAGGAAAGAACACTTTCGGCAAATTGAAGGAGTAATGCGTTCCAATTTTTGCCCGTATATTGTTTTAGACAATAACGTGTACCAAGGAATACTTATGCCTTCAGGAAGCTTTTTGACAGCAATATTTAATTCAATTTACAATAGTTTTCAAAATCGCTATTGTTTTAGGAAAGCATTACCGGAGGAAGATTTTGACAAGAGTGCAGCACTTGCAACATTTGGAGATGATTTATCGTTGACACTCGAAGAAAGATTGATGAAGTCTTTTAATGGAATAATATTTGCAAAAATGTGTAAAGATATATTTGGTATAGAAAAAACACCAATTACAAAAGATGGAACAAAACTTGTAGAATCAGTTCCGATTTACACAGAAGAATGGGAAGTTGGAAAAGCACAATTTCTTAAAAGACAATTTCGAAGAGAAAAAGGGAAACCAATGGTGTTTCCAATTTTGGATCTGGAAAGTATCGAATCAATGTTATTATGGTACAGGCCAGATAAAAATGTCCATTATTCAATATCGATAATACAGAATATTGAAACAGCATTACGGGAATATGCATGGCATGGGGAGAAAATTTTTGATGAAATGAAAAAATTTTTGATAATGTACGCTAGAACAATTAGAAAGGATTATGTTTGTACATTAACATATGAAGGTTGTATTTCGCAACTTTATTAAAAAAGAAAGTCGGCCGCGACTTTAAACACGGAAATCCAGGGCAAGCCCTGAGTAATAGTGAACAAAACAACGCGATAACCATAGCCTTGTTGGCTTATTACAGAAATTTGGTTAAATCATGATATCAAATTAACTCGTTTGGTATCACAAATGCTGAGTTACAGAAAATAAGATAGATAATTCCAAAACGCTGTTGGATGAAAAGAAACAGCCAAACGTTGAAACAAAACAAGACTTGACGTGTCACAAAGACGAACAAGTCACATTGATGGATTTTTGCAGATCACCAGATTTTGCGAAGGCGTCAAATCCATTTGAAGACCAAACACCAAATGCAATACTAACTAGACAGTACTTGATAGATAGTATAGCATGGACGCCCTCATTTGCGGGAAGGGACTACGATTTTCCAGATGCCTTAGAAAATTTACCAGCAGTAGCACAAGCACTGGCATCTTTCCGGTATTTTAAAGCAAATGTTGAAATCATGATTAAAATATCAGCAATACCTTATCAAGCAGGGCTGATATTGGCCACATTTTATCATGACAATGTTACAGGACCACGAAAAGGATTAGATCTGGTACAAAATTGTGTTAACAGTCCAGTCACATTAAATGTATCAACAAATGACACAGTAAAATTGTCGCATTACTGGATGTCACCACGCTTGTACAGAACAATAGGAGTCACCTCAGAAAAAGCAATAATAGGAACATTGACAATGCAAGATTTAGTTCCAGTTCGAAATCAATCAGGGGGAACAACAACAGTTCAAATACAAGTGTATGCAAGTTTTAAAAATCCACAATGTGCAGGATTTTTATCAACAGTTACAAGAGCGACAGCACAGAGTGGTTTGATATTGCCAACGGAAGCAATAGCTTTGCCAGCAATGGCAGAGGCAGTTGAAAAAACATTAAGTAATACCGTGGTTAAAAAGACGGTTAAAACATTTAGTGCAATATTCAAATCATTACCGTATGTGGGAGATGTATATTCAACAGTAGCAAGAATAGTACAGACAGTCGGAGAAATGTTGGACAAACCAAGACAATTGGGAGCAACAATGAAACATTTTATGTCATCACCAAATGATTTGGCAAATGGGTCAGGATTGGATCTTTCAGAAAGACTTTCCTTATACCCTACCAGCTTATTAGGAGTACCACCAGCAGAACCAAAATGCATATCTACAAACCACACAGTAGCACAGTTAGCGGGCACTCCAATGTTACACCATGCAATAGAATTGGGGGCATCTTCAGGGTTTTCAGACATAGGAGTAGATCCAAGCTGGGTAGGAGCGTTTAATAATGTTTCCCCAACAATCATACAGCCAGATTTTCTTCATGTGTGTGCAATGACACATTTGTTTTGGAGAGGTTCAATTAAGTATCTAATTCAAGTTGTCACCGACTCTTACACAGTAACAAGGTTAAGATTATCTTATGTTTTGGATAATGGTACTCCGTCAGCCATAGGAGGAGATTTTCCCAGTAGAGTAATAGAAGT